CCCCCCAAAAACCCCTTAAGTTTCCTTAAGGCCCCCCTTAAGGTTCCTTTAGCCCCCCCTTTAGGAACCTTTAAGGATAGTAATACAATACAGAACAATACAATATTGAACAAAAGTTTTTCTAACGAAAAACACAACCGTGGGTTGTGTGATACTTCTGGACAAGGAGTTGAACAAGAGGGTCAGGTTGTTGAATCAGAAAACATTTCCTCAAATACAATCATCCTTGACCATTGGAAATCTCTTGATGGAAAAGTTCATAAAAATAAATCCGCAAAAGGATTCATAAAAATAAATCACATGATTGATGAATTATTGATCGAAGGATTGAACCCGTATTCAAAACTTACAGATGATCCCAAAATGAAAATAAGAAAATGGGAAGTTCAAGAGATTGTTGATTCGATAAATTATTATGTGACGGTTTTAAGAAAAGACATATCCAAAACATATTTCAATGAATTCGTTGTTTTGAATTATTTTTCAAAACAATACAAAAATTCTGCTCCGAACCATTCACCTCTTGTCGAAGCATTCAAGCAAATAAAATTTATACAGCCAACCAAAAAATCAGAAAAACTTAAATCAAAATTAACCTCAGCCATAAACGGAAACGAAATCTCAGAAAAAGTATTTATTAAAGCGGCAAACTATCTTGCTAGGATTGACAAAGCTTTCAAAGTTACCAATGCCGCATGTATTACACTGAACAAAAGCATGTTAAAAACATTTACACGTTATGTTAAAGAAAAGAAAAATAATGCAGATTTTAAATTAGAATACATTGCAGGAGATACATTCAAAAAAGAATTTGTAGAAGAAATGCAGAAAAGAAATGTCATAGTAAAACGTAAACTTAAAGAAGAAAAGAGAATTTTAATTGGACTGATAACCTCAAGCAAATTTATAAAAGAAATATATCCCACTCTTGATCTTAATTATTTTGTAAATTCCTACCTCAGAACAGTTGCAAATTGGTGTCTTGCATTCTACGAGGAACACCAAAGGGCACCATTTAAACACATCCAAGATATATACGAAGCAGAGTCAACCAAATTAAAAGAAACTGAAGCTGAGTTAATCTCTGATTTGATTACTCTTTTATCTGAGCAATACGATCCTGAGACAGTTAATGTTGATTACTTGAAAGATACTTCCATTGATTATTTCCGAAAAAGGGAATTAGAGATTGTTGTCAATAACATCTCTGTACTTAAAGAAAATGGAGATTATGATGAAGCTGAATCTGAGATTGAACGGTTCAGGAAAGTTTCATTGGAGTTAAGTTCAAGTAGTTTAATAAATCTTGGTGATATTGATAAAATTACTGAAATATACCAAAAAAGGGAAAAAGAAGATAAGCAGTTCTTCCATCTCCCAGGCGATCTTGGCAAATATTTAGGTAATTTTAAACGTGGGGATGTTATAGGATATTATGCCCCCGCAAAAAGAGGCAAATCGTGGACTCTTGTTGATCACTTCAAACAGAGTGTACTCCAGAGACGGAAAACAATATTCTGGTCGATTGAGATGACTCAAACTGAAATCACTCCACGAATCTTAAAAGCTTTTAAACCCATGACAGCCGAAGAAGGAATATACGAGTATCCTGTTTTTGACTGTAAAAGGAATCAATCAGGGGATTGTGTGGACCGATTATCTCCTGTAATTGTTTTTGATGGGGATGATATTGTTATTGATCCTGCTCACATTCCCTGCACAATCTGTAAAGGGAATAATACTTTACATGAATTTGATTCCTCGATCTACCAAATGGAAATATTTCGAGATCAGGACGATATATTTACTGTGACTGATATGTTACGTAAAACAAAACGTTCCAGAGGATTGTCTGGTATATTCAGTAAGTATGGGCGGTTAGCAGTGCATCCTAAGTACACTCTTACTTATGAACAAATGAAACTGGATATTGATAGATTTGAAGCAGAGAGTGGATTTATTCCTGATGTTTTGATTATTGATTACATAGATATTCTGGATATTGGTTCCAAGTTTGATGATTATCGTTCTGTAGATGAAGCATGGAAGCTGTTGGCAAGGATAGCAGGAGAATACAACGTTCTGGTTGTGACGGCTACCCAAGCAAATAAAGCAGGTCATAAAGCTGAAACCTTGGATTCGACACATCAAGGTGGTTATTACGGAAAAAACCAACATGTGAACACAATGGTTGGTATCAATCAAACAGCAGAAGAAAAGGAAATGGGTATAATTAAGTATGGAATTACTGAGGCTCGATCACAGCATTATATCCCGGGAGAAGTCTGCACTGTCTTGCAGGACTTCAAGAGTGGTCAAGCTTACCTGGATTCTTACTACCCATTTAAATAAAAATGATTACATATGATAAATTAAAAAAAGCAATACATTATGACCCTCTCACAGGGATATTTACACGAAAAGTAACAATATCGAACAAACATAAAATTGGTGATATTGCCACATCTGAAAGTGGCAATGGGTATTTAAAAATTTATTTAGGTACAGAACAATATTTAGCACATAGGTTGGCTTGGTTTTATGTTCATGGATATATGCCTGAAAATGACATTGATCATAAAGATAGGGTTCGGCATCATAATTGGATTGATAATTTACGAGAAACTTCAAGAACGTGTAATTTAAAAAATGGCACACTGCGGTGTGATAATACAACCGGAATTAAAGGGGTTGCAAAAAACAATAATAAAAAATTTCCAACGTGGCGGTCAAATATTGTTATTAATAAAAAGCAATATTGTCTTGGAACCCATAAGGATTTTGATGAGGCAGTTTGCCATAGGCTTGCGGCTGAACAATGCTTAGATTGGCATTCTTGTGATTTAGATAGTCCAGCTTTCGCATATGTAAAAGAGAACATACAACAGGAAATTTAAAAGGAGCAATATGGCAAGACGGATACCTTTGAAGCGTTTAAAATTAGTAACCAAGTTACTTAACGAAGCCCTTATCAGGAATAAGAAAAAACCAATTAAACTGGAAGATGGTCCTGCACAGAATATTTTAAAACCTTTTGCAAAATATATTCTTGAATTTTATCAGAGAAAAAGGATACATGAATTTGATCCACTAGTTCTAGAATTTTATAATACCTATATTGCAGATGCTCCTCTAAAAATTAAGAAAGCAGGGTTCATTCCATTTATTGTGCAAGAATATCTTTCAGGAAACAAGGACAGAACATCTATTATCAAGGCACTCAATAAAAAGTTACCAGATCAAAAAGTAACAAGTACTCTCGAACTTGTTTTATCTGTTTTAAAGCAAGTTGACAATTACTACAGAAATTATAACAAGGAGAATATCAATGAAGCGAGCCGATCTACTAAACGTGTTAGAAAAAGTAAAACCAGGAACTTTAAAAGGAAGCTCAAGTAATGCAGCTTGTTATTTATTTACTGGTACAGATGTAATCACATATAATGATAAAATTGCAGTCCAGCACCCATTGTTAACCAACTTCTCATTATTTGTGGATGCAAAGGATACTTACAAAATTATCTCAAAAGTAAGTGCCGAAGAAATAAAATTATCAGAAAGTAAAGGCAAACTTAATATTAAATGTAAAAACTTAAATACCAATCTTGCCGCAGTCCATAATGATGAAGTTTTGGATAGAATGACGATTGTTCAAAAATCTCTTGAAAAAATTGAATACACGAGATTACCTGATAATTTCTGTGAGATTATTTCTGCGTGTGCCCCCACTGCATCAACTCAAGAAAATGATCAAACCTTAACCTGCTTGTCCATTAATAAAAATACATGTATTGCTTCAAATAATCAAAAAATTGTTGGAGCCTTATTTAGTACAGAAATAAATGACAGTATGCTTTTACAAGCATCTGAAGTAAAAAATCTAAATTCAATTACACCAATTGAGTACTCTGTGACAGAAGCGTGGATGCATTTTAAAAATGTAGACGGGTGTATTTTTTCTCTCAGAAAGATTGAAGGGGAATTTCCAGATTTTTCAAAATATTTTGAAGTTATGGGCACCGATGTAGAATTCCCAAAACAAACCCTTGAAGGTTTGGATTTAGCATCCATCCTTGCTGATCCTCAAGACCCAGTAGTTAATGTAAAAGTTGCTAGTAGTTTTTGTTACATTACCGCAAAATCAGATAGTGGTGCAGTTAACCACAGGGCAAAAATCAATTATAAAGGAAAAGAAATTCGATTTAAAGTGCATCCTCAATTTTTTAAGGAAATGTTGACACACTCAACGACACTCACTGTGGGCAAGACTAGACTCAAATTGAATATAAATGACGGTGACTTTATTTTGATTACTGCACTAACTGTTTAAAGGAGATTCTATGACATTTTTTACCGCAAATGAGTTAATCAGAAAAACAAGACAAAAAATAAATGTAGAAAGTATGCAACCTGATTGTTTAAAATGTAATCTCTGGAAAGATTGTAAAACTAAAAAAATGAAAGTATCTGGAGATGGGAAGAAGAAGATACTTATTATTGGGGATAATCCAACCATAGAAGATGATGAGTATGGCTCACATCTTGTTGGGGAAGATGGTCAGTTATTTAAAAAGACATTAAAAAAGATAGATATTATCCTAAACAGAGATTGTTGGAAAGTGAATGCAGTAAATTGTAATACTCCAAAAAACAGAGTTCCATCCCATAAAGAAATTAAATGCTGTTACCCATATGTAGAACAAACAATAAAAAAGCTAAAACCCAAGTTAATTGTACTTCTTGGACCAATTGCCATTACTTCTTTATTAGGAAATGATTTCTCAAATAGGAAAATTAATACATGGAGAGCTTATGAAATCCCGGATGAAACGTTCAATTGTTTCATTATCCCGATATTTCATCCATCTTACATAGTGGAAAGAGACAAGGATTTGAATCTTAAATCTTTATTTGACCGAGATATTAATAGGATTGATCATTGCTTGAAGCGTACCTTTGCTGCCCCAAAGAACTACGAGAAGTATGTAACGAACCTAACAACATTCAGAGGAGTTACACACGTCTTAAAACGCATTCTAAAGCGAAAATCTAAGATTGCATTTGATTATGAAACGACAGGATTAAAACCATACCGAGAAGGACACAAAATTGTAACAATTGGATTAGCAGTGTCGGCTAAAAAAGCATTTGCATTTCCATTTAACTACAAAACATATTGGACAGATAAAGAATTCAAAGTAATAAAAAATTTGTGGAAAAAGATATTATCAGATAAAAAAATAAAGAAGATCGCCCAAAATTCTAAATTTGAAGAAATCTGGTCAAGGGTCTTAATAGGTACCAGACCCAGGTGGCACTGGGACACATTAATGGCAGAACACATCATGGATAATAGACGAGGATGTACGGGTTTGAAGTTCCAAACCTACGTCAGATACGGTATTCGACCTTATGATAAAATAATTAACCCATATCTTAAATCTAAAAATGGGGAATTTAACACTGTCGAGCAGGCACCCTTCAAGGAGCTTTTAATTTACAATGGACTTGATTGTATTTACTGTTGGATGCGTTATAAAGATCAAACAAGTTATTTACCCAAAATGAAAAACATGTTTAGTGCGTATAAATTTTTCATGCAGGGTCTTCGTACTATGGGCACAATCCAATATAATGGTATTTCCGTTGATACTAAATACTTCGATAAAACAAAGGAAGAACTAGCAGAAAGAATTATAACAACGAAGCAAAAGCTGCTTTCAGGGCGAGAATCACGAAAATTTAAAGAGAAATATGGTCGTCAGCTTAATATTACTTCCAATCCTGATCTTGGAAAATTATTCTTTGATGTATTGGGGAAATCTCCCGTATACACAGCTAAAGGAAATTACAAAACTGATAAGGGTACTTTAGAAAGCCTCAATTTACCTTTTGTTGATTCACTTTTGGAAATGAAACGACTTGAAAAGGCAAAGGGAACTTATCTTGCTCAATTTTCCAGAGAATCGTATAAAGAGAAGATGCACCCATTTTTTGATCTACACATACCTGTCTCATACCGAGGCTGTATAGCAAAAGGAACTAAAATATTAGTAGCAAGAAATTTTGAAAGTCATCCTAAAGGCATTCCAATTGAAAATGTAAAAGCAGGGGATAATATTTATTGTTTTGATGATGATCTTAATCCTCAAATTAAACCAGTTGTGAAAGCATGGAAAACAGGATATCAAGAAATTATAAGAGTTCATTATTATAGAAAAGGGGGCCATGATTACATTGACTGTACTCCTGATCATAGAATAAGATTAATAGATGGTACGTATATTCAAGCTAAAGATTTAAAAAAAGGCGACAGAACTTTAGCAGGATCAAGACATAAAGATTCTTTGAATTTTACTAATCATTTAAAAAATGGAAATGGACTTTATGAGCATAGATTTATTTACTCTCAATTAATCGGGGACTTGAAAGATTCAGATGTAGTCCATCATATTGATGAAAATCATCTGAATCATGATTCTATTAACTTAGAAAAACACACCAGAAGTTCTCATGCAAAAAAGCATTATAATAATACTTTAGGAAATAAACAAAGTAGGGTTAATAATGTTAAAGCTGTAAAAAAAGGATGGAAAAATGGGGATTACAAAGATTCAATACGGTACGTTTCTGATCATTCTGCATGGCTTGGGTTATCTGCTTTACAATGTATGAAAATGTTGGTTACTTGTAAAGGACAGGTAAAAATAGCTGCTGATCATTTTAATGTAGATTTTGAAACATTTAAAAAATATTTAAAACAACACAACATAGATGCGAAATTAATTAAATTAAGATATGATAAAAATGGTATTTTTATATCAAAAGGAAGATTATTAGAATTATCAAAGTTGGGAAGAAAAAAAGTTCAAAAAATTCTTGGGCATAATTATTATAAACTTATTGACCTGTACAATTTTTATAAAATTGATTCTAAAAGAAAATGGGGAAATCAATTTGGAGAGTTCAAACCCGGAAATCATATAATTACAAATATAGAATATTTAAACAGAAAAGAAGATGTTTATGATATTGAAGTTAAAGATTGTCCAAATTTCTTCGCTAATGAAATTTGTGTCCACAATTCATCTTCTATGCCTAATTTTCAGAATCTTCCAAAAAGAGACCCTGAAATAGGTAAATTAATTAGAAAAGGAATTGTACCGTCAAAAAATTGCGTAATAATTGAATCAGATTTTTCAGGAGCCGAGGTAATAACAAGTGCATCCTATCATCTGGACAAACAATTCATCCATGATATTACCGAGGGTGATATGCATCGTGATCTTGCAACTGAATTATTCTTATTACCCGAAAATATGTTGGCTGATGCCAAAATAAAAGGCGGTGATGCATGGAGTAAATCCGGTAAAAAGATACGATTTTTTGGGAAAAATAACTGGACATTTGCTCAATTCTATGGAGATTGGTTTGGCTCATGTGGGCAATTATTATGGGAAAACGTTGTAGAGTCGGGGTTGCTGTTGCCTGATCTTAAAACATCGGTAAAAAAATGGTTAACGAAAAAAGGTATTTTTGAATTAGGTGAAATTGACGAAGATGGCCCAACTCCGGGATCATTTCTCGAACATTGCAAGAAGGTGGAAACAAAAATGTGGGAAGATCGTTTTCCTGATTATACGCAATGGAAGAAAGATGTTGTTGAGGGATACCAACGATGGGGATATGTTGAAACTTATCTTGGATTCAGATTCCAAGGTTATATGGATAGAAAACAATGCACCAATTATCCAATTCAAGGTACAAGTTTCCATTTACTTGTTTATAGTTTAAACAAAGTTGGACGATTCTTAGAAAAACACAAACTCAAGACAAAACTTATTGGTCAGATTCATGATTCAATTGTACTTGATGCTCACAAAGAAGAAATTACGTTCGTAACACAAGGAATTGAAAAAATCGTGGGGGGCTTACAAAACACTTTTAAGTGGCTTGTGGTACCATTGGAGATGGAGTACGAACTGTCTGACCTCAGAGAAGACGGTGGAAACTTCGCCAACATGACTGAGTATTCCTTGACAGAAATAAATAAAATGTATTAAAATAATAAAAAATCAATGAAAACCCATTGACATACCATTTTTTATGATATATATTACAACTGAGTTCAAAAATAAAGTATAAAAAAGGAGAAAACATGAGTAAGCGAAAATCAGTATTACACGAACTGCTTGCAGTTGAAGGAGACCTTGACGGAGCACACAAGAAAATTCTTGAAGAAACCAAAAACACATTCACAAAAAAAGCAGCACATTTTATGGGTCAGCATCGTAAACTTGAAATGTTTGTCGATGACGGCATTAAGCATCCAGAGACTCACAAAGCTATTGATACAACCGTGGATAAGAAATTAAAATATATGCAGAAAACAGAAGTCAGGTATTTTAATGCTATGCTTCAGAAAGAAGCGACCAATCAGACGGCAGTAGCAGATTTAATTGTCGATGGTGCCGTACTGGGCAAAGATTTACCTGCGACGTATTTATTAGGTATGGAGACTCGATTAAAACATCTCAGGTCTGTGTATGATTTAATCCCGACTCTTGCACCAGGAGTTGCATGGGAAATGGACCAATCACAAGGTACTGGAATTTTTAAAACAGTTAACCCTGAAGAACAACTCAAAACTGAGACAATTGTTGAGCCTGTTGTGTTGTACCAAGCTACCAAAGAACATCCTGCACAGGTCAAAGAGGTGTCTAAGGTTAATAACGTGGGTAAATATTCCACAACT